CAACGACAATGTTGTCTTCAGGTCGTTTGTGCTGGGTGTGTGTTAGCGTGGTGACGCCTTCAGAATATTTTGAGAATCCTGTTTGCCCGAAGCTCGTAGCAACGCTTGCATCAACCTTGGTGGTAGAACTTTGCCCCTGCGCGATGCCCTTCTGATGATACCCTCTGCGGCCTTCGCCGAGATCGAGTACTTTTGCAGGTGTTCGCCAGTCGTCTCCAAGACGTCCGACAATGAAGACACGACGGCGTCGCTGGGCGACTCCAAAGTGCTGAGCGTCAAGAACTCTGTACGCGAGCCCATACCCGAGCTCTGCCAACGACCCGAGGACGATTCCCATATCTCTTCCGTCGTTTGATGACAACAAGCCAGGGACGTTTTCGAGGACGAACCACTTCGTTTTGGTTTCGTCGATGAGTCTGTGGATTTCCCAAAAGAGTCCGCTGCGCTCTCCTGCCAGCCCCGCCCTTCGACCCGCAACGGACAGGTCTTGGCATGGAAATCCGCCAGTGACAATTCCGTTTGCTGAATCAAATCCTGCACTGAATAAGTCTGCACTTGTTACCCCCTTGATGTCGCCCATGATTGTGGTGTCGGTGAAATGCTCAGTAAGCACACCGCTTGCTTTTTTGTCGATCTCGACTGAAGCGACTGGCGAAATGCCAACCCTCGTCATAGCCAACTCAAACCCGCCGATACCAGCAAAGAGTGAGACGCCTGTTAGACCCATTTTCCCCCCGTTCAAATGTTTTGCGTGCGGTGTCGGGCTTTGCACCCGAACTTGCCTAGATTGGTGAGCTTCCCCTTCTCACGTCCTGCAACACCGCGCCTTCCTTAGAGATCAGTGGAAGGATACTGCTCTAAGAAACTTAGAGGGGTTTAGCCCCGAGTTGAGCTAAAAGAGCCGCGACCTCAGGTGGAACTCCACCCGCTGCGGCTGGTGCTGTTGGTGCTGGAGTTGCCGCCCCTGGCTTGTAAGCCGAGGCCTTGGCAATCGCCGCCTGATCTGCAGAAGCGTCCACGATAATCCATGGGGCAGTCTTGCCAGGTTTTGCCACACCTTGTTGAATGCGACCGAGTACGCGCTGACCGATTAGAGGGCGCAGTGCGTTGCGGATTGCGATGTTGAAAAAGAGGACATCGCTGTACTCTTGGTTGGTGTCAAGGTTGGTGACGTCGCACGAAATCGCGTCAGCTGGACCGTTGACCGTCTCAATACCTGAGCGGTATTCGATTGGCTTGAAGATGAGCAACTGACCTTGTAAGTCGGCTGGTTTTGGACCAGCGCTTGCGGCGGCTGGCGAAGCGAATGCTTCCATTTATTCCCCTGCTTTCTGTTGGTTGGTGTTGGTGGTGGGTTCCTCTCCAGCAGCCTCAATCATCTCTTTAACGATGTCGTTGATGGTTTTCTCAGGCAGTGTCACCTGGGCACCCTTCTACGAGAGACTTACTGAATGGTTTGAAGTATGGACACCAAGCACAAAGCCTGTCAGGCTCTGCGGGTATTTGACTCCAAATCTCGGGGTTGGCTTCGACGTCTGCCGCGGCCAGTAGTGTGTGAATCGAGTCAAGACGCGCCAAAGCGTTGAGGGCGACTTGCTCGTCGTAGTCGTGCATGATAAGTACCATGTCTGTGAGTGAGCCTGACGTCGGTAGGTAGCACAGCGCCACCTTCTTGACCTCAGCTCCTTGTTGAGCCAGTCCGTAGGCATAAAGTTGAACTTGAACGAGCTGCTGGTGATCTGCCCCGAACTTCTTGTAATTTGCCAGCTTAGTTGCGCCCGTCGTTTTCCAATCGAGCACCACACCGTTCTTGATGTCAAAGAGATCGACGGTGCCTGCAAGGTTGCCTCGGATAGTGACGCGCTGCTCAATGAGGAAACCCTCACGCTTGCTGAAGACCTCTGCGAGGTACGCATGGATAGCAGTGCCAACCTGCGCGGCCCACGAACCGCCTTGCATTTCGTTTGGCTTGTCCCAGTCGAGGAGTTTGTAAGCAAGACGCCTAATGCATTTGTGGCCGACTTCGCTGGGACCGATTTGAACTTGTCCTGCTCTAGGAGACCAAATGCCCGCTTGGACAACAACGTCGCGGACGGCGTTTGCGTACTCCTCTTGGTCGCTGAATAGTCTAGCATAACTCATTCGTCGTCCTCGTCCTCGTAGATCTCATGCTCGGGAACGTTTGGTTGACGCCCCCAGTCGGGAGCTGGCACGATAGGGTCAATTATTGACATCAGGCTCAACTATCGTGAAACGGCGAGACTCAGATTCCCGCGAAAGAAAAGTGTAAATCTTTGGGTCAAGCACCTCTTTAGCCTTGGCGACGTCAAGTCTGAATGAAGTTACCTTGGTCCAGCGAACTGCGACCCTGCCGTCGAGCAAGCCGACCTCGTTCTCGCCCATCATCTCTTGAATCTTGGCTTTTGCTTGGTCTAACTTCTCCTCGAGGCTTTTGATCTCGCCTTGGGTTTTGCGGTATAACTCAATCCACGCCGCCACGTCAAGTGGCAGGTCGATCTTTGGTTTGTCCTTGTCGAACGCGCTCATTCTGTCCCCCCTAGTACCAGTTGTTCTTTTGCCAGTGACGCCAAGCGCCACAGGGTCCTGCCGAACCGTACTTTCGCCCGATATAGGCGAGAGTCGCGATCAGTTGTGGCACTTGAGCCTCTGAGTGCTTCATGCCGATGTTCTGATAAGTGCTTTCAAGAAGCTGTCCAATGCCGATGGCAGTGCTGGACGGATTCTTGGCCTTCGGGTTCCAAGCGCTCTCCTTGCCGATGAGACGGGTGAGACACCTGAACTGCTTGTCTGTTAGCAACTCCCGAGCCACGGCCTTCGCGTCCACTTGCATCAGAGGTGGGCGTTGTGCATAGACAATCGGACTCGCTGTTGGTGCTGATAATGCGTTGGTGAGCGTCGCTATCGCGAGCGACGTCCCCACAATCTGTACAAACTTCTGTGTTGTTGGGCGCATCTGCGCTCCTCTCGGACAGGTCAGAACTTAGGTTTGTCATACCCTGCCGCTTTCAATAGGTCGATAAACACATGGAGTGGCACGATGGCGGGCCAGTCCGCGATGTGAGCTTCGCCTTGACCGTCTAGACGCAGGATTGCCACTGGCAAGACCCCGTCCTTATACCGATCTCGGAGTTGCTTCATAGCCTCGGCGACTTTTATGCCTCGGCGTGCTTTTACTTCGACATCGACCCCTATTACCCCAGTGATGTCGGTACCTGAACGACCTGAGCCTGCGGGTTGCGCATATGGCCAGCCGTTGGTTCTAAAATACTCAGCGACAAGGCGCTGGCTTTGGTACCCCCGTTGTACGCGGGAGCTACTCACCCAAGACTCCAAACTAACAGGACGAGCACCCCTAAACACAGGGTGACATGGAGCCAGTTGACGGAGTTGGAGTCTTGAGCTTTCCCTGTCGAGAAGGCCGCCTGAAATCTTAACCATTGAGGGTCAATCTCAGACTTTGGACTTTTTCGAATCGGCATGTAAAGCCTTTCTTAATTCAAACTCCAAGACCGCGGGCGAGTGATAAACGCCCACTGTGGTGCCTTTCTCGGAGTTGACGGCGAGCGCCCAAACGCTCGCAGGTAGTGTGATTTTGAACCAGCTGCCGTGAACGTTGTCTCCAACGTGTTCTACATGGGTGGGCAGTGGGTCTCTGAATAGCGTCGAGACTTGTCGAGACCAGTTGTTGTCAGTCTCTACTCGAACCGCGTGTCTAAATGAGTACATCTTTAGGTTCCTTCCCCCGTGAGTTTCTAAGTATAGCACAGCGTGACGACGCTCTCATGGCAACGACACGCCGTTCATTATCTTTGCTTCGTGGAGCGCTATTTTCAACATTGACAAGAGATCCCAAGTGTGCTGGGTGTCAGCTGGTGGGCAGTTCTCGCGGAGTCCGCTTTTTGCTGCCTGGTACGCTTCGTTGCGCGTCATACCCGCTTGGATATGCTTGTTGAGCATGGCCGTACTGCCCTCGCGGGTGTTCTCTCGCATGCGAGCCTGATTTATTCGCAAGTTGTTCACCATCTTTCTCGTCTCGATAAGAATGTGTTCTGTGATAGCACAGAGATCAGGTATTGCAACTCGCTCGACTGATGAGTGGCTGATGTCTCTTTCGTGCCATAAAGCAACCCCCTCAGTGATCGGCATGACATACGACCTTGCCAATTTCGCCAAGCCACAGATCTTCTCAGCAGTGATTGGATTCTCTTTGTGCGGCATCGAACTGGAACCTTCTTGCCCAGCTGACCTGCCCTCAAAGATCTCCTGCACCTCAGAGCGTTGACCGTGCCGAACTTCGAGAGCAAAACCCTCACAAATTGTCGCAAGACTGGCTAAAGAATAAGCCCAAGCACCCAGCGAATCCCGCATCAGCACCTGAGTGGCGCTGTCGGGGACGGCTAGACCCATCTCTTTGGCGACGTCCAACTCGACGCTCCTCGAGGTGTGGGCGTAATTGCCCAGCGGCCCTGAAACGTGCGCAGTCTGAACCCCACCACAAGACTGCCCCAAGCGGTCCAGCCCTCGGTCGATAGCAAAGGCAAAATCTGCAACTCGATAACCCCAAGTGGTAGGCTCTGCGAACTGCCCGTGAGTGCGCCCGCTCCTTTTTGTGTCTTTATATTTAAAGGCGTGCTCGATCAGGGCGTCAAGTAGCTGGTAGCCAGCATTTGCAATCAACCAATTAGCCTCGGCAAGCAAAACCGCCTGCCCAGTCTCGACTACGTCAGAACTGGTGAGCCCGTAATGAAGCCACCTGTGAATCTCTCGGTTGTCGGTGTTGAGTCGCCACGCCTCGAGAAATGCCATGACGTCGTGCTTCAAGGTCTCCTCTTGCTCAGCAACTTGCGCTGGTGTGGGTACCAAGGTCAATTTGAGCGCTTTCCAAAGATCTGAGGCGACCACTCCGTGCCTGCCTTGCGCTTTCATAACTTCGACTTCGATGTCTGCCCAAGTTTTGTACTTGGTCTCATCTGACCAAACGGCAGACATCTCTTTAGACGTGTACCGTGCTATCATGACGCCTTCTTTGTCGTGAACTCGCGCAGTGCTTGGTTGATAACCTCGGAAACCGTTGTGTTGTCGCGTTTGGCTCTAGCCTTAGCCTTGAACCACAGCTTGTCGCTGACTCTGACGGTGCGGATTGGCGTTTCGTTGTTCATTTATTCCTTCCCAAAAAAGCATTCAGTCATGGTGCCCCAGCAGTAGTGATCTCCGACCCACCACACGTGCGAAGTGACATAATAAAAAGCAACCGCTGACAGCAGAATTGCCACAGCGCGAACCCTCTTGCCTCGTTTAGTCAGTTTCATCTGATCTCCCTTATCATCGAAATTAGTGTCCCAGCCCAAATGTGAAACTCGCGCTCGGTTGTCGATTTGTTCGCCTCTTTAAAGTGCCAATCCATTAACTTCTTTAATTCTGCGTTTTCTTTAGCCTTGAGAGTCATAGTGGTTGCCACCCCATCGACCAAATCGCGTTGTAGAAACTCGCAATCGCGTGCTTCTCGTCGATACCATAGAAAGTCCGAATCTCAACCCAAGTGTCGTGACCGTTGGTAACGGTCTCTGAGATCTGCCAAGCGCCAGTGCTTGCCATCTGCTTTATCTGCATCACTTGACCCACCTCACTGACACGATATTCCAATCAGGGTGTAGCGGTTGTGCTTTGGCTCTAGCCTCGTCTCGACTTCCAGCTGTAACTGGCTCGATCACTAGAATGCCGTCGTTGTTGAATCCAACTTCGAAGTTATACATTTTTCTCCTTTTCGTGACAAACGCAGTCGCACGGACGGCGACGGCTGGGAAACGCACCCATGTGGGCGACTTTGGTACAGCGGTCGTGTTGACCTATCCAACATCTTGCAGATGTGAACTCTTTCAGGTACTCTCGGGCGCCGTTCATTTTTCGAACCTCGCCTCTTCCATAGTGTCGGGCTCCCCGCACACACAGAAAGTCTCCATCTCCTCGCAGTTCTCGCAGATCTCTCCGTAACCTCTTGCTACGTCGTCCTCGAGTATCGGCTCGCTCATTTGGACCACATGCTGTGGTAACGGCGGGTGACCACTGCTAACTTAGCGGTGCACTCGATCAGAGTGTCGTAAATCAACTCGGGGTCGCCGTCCTCGGTGGCGAAGTGTAGCTGTCTAGCGACTGCGTTCATTTCGTCCTGCATGTCTATAAATAGTTCCTTGACTGCTCCCATGTCATTTCCCCTTCACTAGATTGCTGTGGAGATCTGCACAAGGCATGCAGACCGCTTCTCTGAATTGCTCGCCATTGTCGTACTTATACCAACGCAATTCGAAATGGCTGGTGTGACGACCGCACATTGAACACTGACGCATTAGCCGACCTGAAAATCGTCGCAGAACTTGCAATCATAGGAATCGCCTAACAAAGAGTCAGGGTCGTAACTATGAACGTAGTCGTGTTGCTCGTAAGTGGCGCAGAACTTGTTCCCGCGCTCGTAGATGAACTTTAACTCGGTTTGTGTGCTCATCGCGCCACCCGAATCACAGTTGGTGTGCCGTTTGGGTCTAGCCAATAGGTGGCTAGGCGGTCGGCGTCTTTCTCGGTGCCGTCTTTAATTTCGTGCTCATCATAGACAATGAAGTCGTCTGTGCGACCATCGCCCTTGACCAGTTTCATCTCTAAAGTCTGAGAATCTGCCCACATGTGACAGACAACGCGCTTGCCCAATCTGTTGGTGCCTTTGCCTCGTCGGTACTCCCAAGAGACGCCCGTGCGGTCTAACCAAGTGCCTTTGAACTTCTTTGACTTTGTTATCATTATGCCACCTCTGTATTCAAACCGAATATGAAGCCACCGCCGTTACCTTCAGGGTCTTGGCTGATTTGGATAGCGCCAACTTCGCCGTCCTTGAATCGAACCAAGAAAGACGGAAACCCGTCGCCACCACTGCCGTCGTCTTGCATACCAGTGAATGAGAGAATCGTCGCACCGACGAGATCTCCGTAGTACTTTGTGTAGTAGTCGTTGCTTGTCATTTTAGCCCCTTCCTGAGCTTGTAGGACAAGTAAACCACACCCGTAATTACGCTGTCAATACGACACGCAAATACAAAAAAGACCCCCACCGCTGGGGGTGCCAGTGGTGGGGGTCGTGGTAAAGGCTGGTTACTCGGCTACGTTCTTATTCGCCTCGAACTCGTCGGAGCCCATTCCGAATTGATTCTCTTTAGGGTCAATCGCCTTGATGATAGGCCCAAGGATAGCTGCGAGTCCCGCGGCCGCATAGTCCCGAAGGGGGCGGTTTGGGTCGGCTAAAAATAAGGCGGCGACTGCCGCTGCGGCTGCTCTGAGGTAGGTCTTGACGACTGGGGGGACGGTGTACTTGTTCATTGTGCTCCTTTTTTAGGTCTAGCGATTGCCATGATGGTGCCATAAGTGCGCTTCTTGATGTAAAAGCCGTCGCCATTTGACTGGCTTCCAGCTTTGCCACTCGAAGTGTTGCCTTCCCAAACGTTCATGTACTTCAGCGTCGTGTTGTGCCAGCGAACAATGCCGACGTGATCAGGCTGTGCGTCATCATCGAACTGGAAAAAGACCAAGTCTCCGCGCTGTGCTTGTCCGATTGGAACCAGTTGGTTGTTCTTGGTTAAGTGCTTGAGCCACTCATCGCAAGAGGCGAAGCCTTTTGGCTTGTTCTTTGGAGCGACAGTGTTGATTAAGCCCGCTTCGTGGTAGATCTTTGATGCCGCCATAGCACACCACGGCTGGTTGTTAAGCCCAAACCACTTGCCGAAGCTGGTGTCGTTGTTTGGGCCTTCTACATAACCGACGTAACTATCTGCGGATTCTGTTAGGCTTTTCATTTTTCTCCCCTTTAGTAAGCATCTTAATAACGAGTTCCATTTGGCTCTCGAGTCTTGTGACAGAGTCTTTGAGGCTTGAACCACCGTTCGGCTTCAACTCGTTAAGGAAATGCTTAACAAGCCAGCGCACAGCTATAACAAACGAGCCTAGTATTGATATGACTGCGAGTATCAGTGCAGCCCAGTCATTCACGGTCATTCTTCTCCTTGAGTGCTTTTTCGAGATCTCCGATTCTCGCAGTCAGCATCGCTTTGTCCAGTGCTAGCAGACCGATCTGCTCTCTTAGTGCTGCGATGACGACGTTGATGTCGAGCTCTGTTGTGTTATCCATTGGTGCCCCCCTCGAGCGACTCTACACGTGCGTGTAAATCTTGAATTAAAGCCAGCATGCCTGGGATAACAAAACGCTCGTTCCAGTTCTCAACTTCGCCGTTGCTGTGGTCAGCCGCGATTGGGTAGTGTTCTGCAACTTCTTCTGCAATCAAACCAGGCACCAACACGCCAGCCCTGTTGTCTGTTGGGTCTAAGTAGTCAGACTTGAATCTAAACGCTCGAACAGGAACATTGAGCAGTCCGCGTGGGTCAAGGTCTGCCACTGTTGAAAGGCTGACGATGTCTTCTTTAAATCGAGCACTTGAAGCTGTGCTGCGTCGTGTACGACCGTCAGTGTCCATGCGGGTGTTGGCAGCGTTCGCGCTGGTTGATGAGTCTTGATTGTAAAAAGCGTCGAGGGTATAGACGTTTCCACTTAATGTGACCCCAAGCGTACTAACTTGCGCGTACTTTGTTGAGCTAAAAGCGATACGAGCATCACCTGATGAAACATAAGCGTTTGGGTAAGTGGTGACGTTAGGATTGAAAGTCGAGCCGTAGTGCATCACAATGCCGTCAACAGAAGCTGGGCCAATATGCCCAACAGTTGAGCTAGATTCTGTAAATGAAATCGAGTTGGTAGAAGCCGAGACTGTAACTCGGCGAGCGCCTGATGAAGTGCGAAGTGTAAAAGCGGTAAGAGTGCCTGCGGTCAAGCGGTCAACAGTGATTGAACCAGCCGCGATTTCAGCCGCTGTGATGGTGTCAGCTGCGATTTCAGCCGCGGTGATTGTGGCACCCGCGATTTGGTCTGCAGTGATGGTGGCAGTGGCGATGTTGCTAGCCGTGATTGTGCCAGCTGCGATTTTGCCACCTGTAATGGTGCCAGCAGCGATGTTAACAGCTTGGATTGTGCCAGCTGCGATTTGTGCAGATTCGATTGTACCAGCCACCAGTTTTGCGCCAGTGATGGTTGCAGCCTCAATGCGAGCCGCCGCCAAAAAGCCAGTTGAAATATTGCCAGCGTTGATGTTGGAGACCGTGATAACAGAGGCATCAATCGTGCCAGCCGTTAGCTTGTTGGCAGACAAAGACGCAAGCGCCTCGTTGCCCAACGTAAAAGCAGAAAAAGCGCCGCTTGTATATCTGTAGAACTTGTTGTCGTCGTCTGTGTCAAACCACAGGTCGCCTTCTGCAAATGGCCCAGTTGTCGGCATTGTTGTTTGGCGGTAGATGCGGTTTTTGCCGTCAGCTGTTGTTTGGGCTGCTGTTGCTGCAGATGCTGCTGCCGCTGCCGCAGACGATGCCGCTGCCGCTGCCGCGGTGGCTGCCGCTGCCGCTGTTTCTGCGGCCGTGATTCCAAGGTCACGGACAGACACCCAAGCAGAGCCTGTCCAGTAATATTGAATGTTGTTGTCGTCTGTGTCAAACCAAACGTCGCCCTCGGTCAGCGGGAACGCAGTGCCGTCGGGAGCTGTTGGTTGACGATAGATGTGGTTCTTACCGTTGACCGCAACTTCGATTGTGTCGATCTCGGTTTGAAGCTCATCGACCTCTTCGGTAGTGGCTGCTACGATTGGAATAATAGAGGTCTGAGTCATGCCAGTCGAAGTGACGGTGATCGGCGTGATTACGATTTGCGGGCAAAGTGGCATCGCTCCCCCTTAGAGTGTAATGGTGTAAGGGTCAACTACCGAGGTGAAGTAGCTGACGCGCCAGTTGTCGGCGGTGATTGAGTGGGCCAAGCCCTCAACCACGCTGTTAATGGTGATGTTGCGGCCGTCGTAGGTCAAGCGCTTGACTTGAACCAAGTCGTTAAGCTCAGTCTCGAGCATATCGGTGGCAAGAGCGCCGATACCGATAGCTGTGAAGTCGATCTGTTCAGCCAAAACCACGGCGTCTGCGTCTTTGCGTGCAGCGTATAGCGCCAGGTTTGCGGCGCTAGTCTCACTCAAAATCGGGGCGTCTAGCTTCTTGGATTTTAAGCCGTAGGTTGAAACGCTGGCTGTATACCGAGCCGTTTTTTGCGCTTTCTTTGGGCCTCTGAACACAATGCCTTCGTTGTACACAAAGTCTGTGCCAGGGTTGGTGATCAGGCCGTCATAGCCGACGCTGTTGGCGTCGCCTTGGTCTGAGAATAAAAGTCTAGTTGGGCGGGTGAACTTGTCTGCGATATCCACAAGTGTAGCGACTCCAGTGCGGCTGACGTAGAAACGGCCACCGACACAGTTCGCACACTGCTCGAGCATCTCGAGGCAGCTCATGTTCTGTTTTGTCTTTTGCATGACAGTTGTACCAGTTAGGCTACGAGAACCACCCCCTGGCCAACCAGCAAGGTCGAGCGCTCTTGCAGCTCGTAGAGCCGCGGTCTCGGAGAAGCTGCTGGTGGCGAGCGCTGGGGCGATTGCTTGCGCGATCTGCGCCAGGCCGTCAACAAAAACAAGTGATACGGTTGGGTAAATGCCTTGGTTTACTGCGTTGTCCTCGAGAACACCAGTGTAAATGACGGTCGAGTTGGCGGTGATACGCACTTGCATGCCTGCGACCAAAATACTGTAGTAGGCGCTAGACGTGTTACTTGGGTCAAAAGCGCCTGACTGATTGTTCAAGATGATGGCTGCAGTACCAGATTCCAAAAAGTCATTTTGGTACTGACGTCCGCGCCTGATATCGACCTCAAGAATTAGGTCAGCGCTGACGTTAGTGAATGAGCCACCAATGCCGAATGCAACTGTGAGTGTTGGTGCATTTGCTGGCATTAGAGCACCGCAAACTGACTACCAGCACGACGGCGCATTAAAGTGGCGAGGCCGTTCTTGATTCCGTTGACGAGATCCCCTTGCGAGACCACAGAGCCCGCGACGTTCACCGTGATGTTGCCCCCGTTCATGGTGGTGTTCTTTGCAATATTGCCGTGACCAGCAGAAGCTAGCAGCGAGATAGTTGGGCTAGAAATGCCAAGCCTCTTTTGCTTAAGCAGGTTCTGACGGACGGCCTCTCTAGTGATTGGGTCGTCCATGCCTTTCAGCGCTTTGTTCTTTTTGTTGAGTTCGTCTTGTTTGCTTGCGGACTTGTCGAGGGCCGCGTTGTACTTGATGGTCTCTTCTTTGACGCCCTTCATATCGAACTTAAACTTGCCCATAGCGTCTGCGGCCTTGTCAGAGTCCTTATTGAACTTGTTGGCAGCGATGCCGATGCCGACGAGAGCCACTCCAAAAGCGGCTGCTCCCGCGGCGGCTGAAATACCACCAGTCGCAAGTGCGGTGGCTGCGGCCGATGCAAGTGAAACAGTGCGCAGGGCTTTCATTACTTTAATAATCGCCTGCACGCCTTTGATAAGACCAGCCACGGCTGCTGCGGTCTTTGCGCCAAAGAAAGCGGCTGCGATGACTGCGCCAAGAGTGACAAACACCTTGGTGTTGCGGGCTACAAATGAGAAGATCTCAAACATTAACTTACCAAATGCTATGCCGTAACTGATTGCTAGCTGGAAGGCTGCGGCTAACTTTTGGCCGTTGAGTTCAACCCACTTCTGAAGTAGTGGCAAAATATCTTTTTGCAAATAATCTACGAACTGAACCAAGGCAGGCAAAAGTGCCTTGCCGATTGTGGTTCTAATGCTCTCGAAAGAGTTTTTCAGTGCGATAATCGCACCCTCAGGAGTCTTGCGCAACTCCTCATTGAAACCCTTGTAAGTCGAGTTAAGCACCTTGACGATGGCTGCAGAACGCTCAGCTTCTGTGCCGTTTGAAATCAATTTCTTGGTTTGCTCATCAAGCACGAAACCAGCCCTAGTTAGAGCGCCGAATTGACCATTGAGAGCCTGTGCCAAGCCGTTTGTCATGGTCTTAAACTGGTCAGCAGACGCAGTCGCGCCCTTTTCAGCGGTTACATAATCGAGGATTGCAGGTGTCAACGCCTGGATAGATGAAGCTTGCAAATCGAAAGTCGCAAGTTGGGACTGCACAACAGAGACGTTGCCAGCAGACACCACACCGACTTTTTCGAGTGCCTCGGCTTGTGCATTTAAAATCTTCACTTGCTCGGCTGTTGCGCCGTTTGTGGTAAGCAAGATCTGGTTGAGTCTGTTTTGCTCGGCCTCTGCGCGGATTGCCGCTTGAACTGAGTCCTTGCCCAACTTAACTGCGAAAGCACCAGCCGCAAGAGCTGCTAAGCCGAAAGACTTTGCTGCTTTATTTGCGAACTTGCCGAACTGCTTTTCCATTCTTGAAATGTCTTTGACAGCGGCTTTTGTGCCTTTGTCTGAATACTGGGTGAGAATGCGAGCGATTACTGCCCCAACTGCCATGTTCTATTCTCGCTCTCTGTCTAAGTTCTTTTGTAAGATGGCTTTCGCGTCGTCTAGTGCTGCCAAGGTCTTCATCTGTGCAGATCTCTTGCGCTCATCTACAGCTCGCCAAATCAAACGCGACGGGTTTTTGATCTCGTCGGTTAGATTGCGAATGAACTGAATGCCGCTGCCTGTGCCGTCCGATTTGCGGCCTGCAACTTCGATGATTGCACCAGCTGCAGATTCATTGATAAGCGCACCAGCGCTAGTCGTGTAGTCTTTTCGGACTTTGCCTTGTGCCTTCGTTTTGCGAATGCCCTGCTGAATCACACCTTGGTTGTAAGGCGGCCAGCCAGCACCACCGCGAGTGGACTTTTTAGGTCTGAGCGGCTCAGTCGTTTTCCAGCCTCTCATGGGCGGTTCGGATTTTACGAAACCACGTGCTGCCCGCTCTGCATCAGAGAGCACCGAATTGATGACTGCATTGAAGTTCTTGACTGCGGTTTTGTCGAATGCCTTTAACGAAGTAAGAGTCTCCTCAATTCCTATGAGGATAATATCACTTTCAGCTTCAGCCATGTTTTTTCGCCCGCTCTTTCAGGTAAACTGTTATTGCTTCAAGTACCCCCTCGGGGGCATCAAGCAAATCGATCGGAGAGATGCCAGTCTCCACCGAGATAGCGGCGACTGTGTACGTTAAGCTATCTCGGTGGATTCGAAAGACGCGTCAGAGTCCAGTTCTGCCGACACCACGGTGTCCAAGAACTCGGGGCCCCATGGCTTTACAATAACTCCGTTGGTTTGCATCGACTTCCAGGCCAACCAGTAAACGTGCTCGATCTTTTGTTCCTCGCCCAGCAACTTCGGCATTCCTTTGCCGTACTGTTGTTCGAATGCCACGATGACTCGAGGAGTCAATCTGTATGATGCCTCGAGGCCGTCTGTGGTTTTAACCTTGATTGATAAGCCGTCCATTTGTTCCCCCTTGTTAGGTTATGATTTTGTAATAACGCCGCTGATCGGCCAGGTGACCGAAGCGGTTGCAAGCTCGCCGACGGCTCCATTGAGCGGAGTCCATTCGGAGACCAAAGCAGTAAAACTGTAAGCTGGAGAGGTGCCCGCAACTGGACGCACAGTAATCGAGACTCCTGTGCCAAGTGTTGGGTAAATAGTCGCCTCTAGAGCGCTCGCTGCGTAGTCCTGATTGAACTCGAAGTTTACGCTGTTGTCCGCAAGGCCTGCAACGCGGGTGCGGGCTGTGTTGCCGAAAGCTGTTGTCTCAACTACGTCGTAGGTAGAGCCAAGTGTTACCGAAGTGACGTAGCTTGAAATGTCTGTCGTGCCGAAAGTGACGGCAACGTTGGTGAGGACGATACGTGCCATTATGAGACCGCCTTTGTAACTTCGCCGCTGATCTGCCAAGTAACGCTAGCAGTGGCTAACTCGCCGACAGCACCATTCAAAGGAGTCCATTCGGACACCAAGGCGGTGAAACTGTATGATGGGTTGTCTGCTGCTGTTGTCGCGCCGTTTGGCTTGACTACTACTGCAGTGGTTGCGCCAAGCAGTGGGTAGATTGTTGCTTCAACGTTGCTAGTCGCGTAGTCTTGGTGGAACTCGAGTGCTACTGAGTTGTCTCCAAGGCCGCCAATGCGAGTGCGTGCGGTTGAACCAAAAGCAGTCGTCTCAACAACGTCGTCATTTGTTGTTAATGTGACGCTTGCGATGTGATCACTCAGGTTCACTGAGTTGATTGTGATGTATGCATTTGTTAGGACTAATCGGGCCATTATTCTGCGGCTCCTTCTGCTTGTGGCTTAGTTGGGCTATTGCTAGAAAGATGTCCACCGCTAACAAGCGCAGCGATGTCGCATCCAGCTTCGAGCAATTCTTTAGTAGCGATTTGGTCGCCTTTTTTCTTGTTGCCGACCTCGAGATTGTCCGAGGCGATGGTGTAGTTCATGGTTAGTCTCCTTGACCCCATACAGTGATTCGATAACGATAAGACAGGTAGTCAATATCGCCCATTTGGAAAGTACCAGACTCCGCTGAAGTGACTCGCAAAGTGTTGCAAGCACCGCCCAAAGTTCGGTCTGACTCGATGGCCGCCTTGATTGAGTAGTTGCCCGAACCAGCTAGATACTTGTCTAACTTGTCCTGTCCAGTACGCTCCGAAAAGCGCTGAACGATAACAAACACATCAAGATTCGACTGGTCGAGGCCGCGGGCGTTGTTCAGATCGAAAGTGAAATCGAGTTGCCCAACAATAGCACAAGGTGGAACGATGACATCAGGGACTTGGTCGTAGCACCGAAGCCCATCAATGTCGCTGAGATTCTTTTTGAGGCCTTCTCTGATCTCACTTGGAATCACGCCACTAGGCCGTTCATCTTGCGGAATGGGCGAATCAATGCCTCAACATCTGGGTCGAGCCGAGATGAAAGACGCACTGTGCCGAGTTCAGGAGTGCCAGCGATACCAAATGGAGATTGACGGCGAATAAACAAGCGAGAGGCTTGAATCTTGGTCGCCATCGCGATTTCAGCTGGTACTGAAGGCCAACCCCACACAGCAGTCACTTTGACAGACTGTGGCAGGTTGTATGGAAAGATATAGGAGTCGATAGCTAGCAAGCGCGACAGCGGCCACCCACGACGTGGGTTGTTGACGGGTTCTACCATGTAATCATCAGACTGCCAAATGGTGGTGTAGAGCTGGTCAAAGTTGTCGTCTGTTGCAATTTGGCTCAATGACACAAAGTCATCAACGTTGCAAGTGTACCAGTCTTGGGCTGTGTAGTAGCGCACAACAGGTGCGGCCGTAGTGCCGTCTCTATAAAAGAAACGACCTGTATAATCGTCAACCATGCGGCTAGCGGTCAAAATCGCAGCTTCAAGCCCTGTGTCGTCCTGAATGTCCTCGATTGCGAGTGAGGTCTTCAGATCAGACAGAGTGCAATAGCAGTTAGTTAGAGCCACGCTGTGTCCTTTTCTCTAGCTGTTCTCGTTGAGTTGCCAATCAATGTGGTGCTTTTCGTCGAGCCAGTAAGTCTTTTGGTGCGGCAAGATAGCCGCAGTGTTTACGTAAATCGGAAAGCCAAGTTGTCTAACTCTGCGACTAAAGAGCAGATCTTCACTTATCCAAATGCCATTGAGTGGGCCGTCCCAAAACCAGCACCAGTCGGTGCCTTGGTGTGGGTCTGCCATTTCGCGCATCTTTTCGAGTACGCTTCTGTGTATCAACAAGCAACCAGTGCCACAAGCGTCGATCTCGAAAATCGCGTTGCGGTCGTACTTGTTGAGCGGTAGAAAGCCTTCGGGCGCGTCTTGGAATATCGCGGGCACGGGCTGAGGGTAAAGGTTTTGGTCGGCATTGAAAGCCGCGAACACAAGTCCCGAGATTACTGGGCGCTCTTTGTCGTGTGCTGTGTTGATGAGCAAATCGAACACCTGAACTGTAAGCTGCTCATCGGTGTCTATTAGCAAAAGCCAATCAGAGGTGGTGTTATCAAGAAAAGCCTTGACCACTCGATTTCGCAACTTGCTAAGAAGTCCTGAGCCTTTGATGCGAATAAACGGGCCGAGTGTGGAGCCGCGAGATTGTGCCAGCTGGACCATACGAAAGGCGAAGTCGCCGTTCACAGAGCCTGGGTCACAAACCCCGATTGATACTTTATGACTTGATTTCATACTCTCCCCCTGAGAGGCACAGAGCAGATGAGTCGGGGGAGTCTCACCTGCTCTGTGCTTGTTCTATTGTTCCCTCAGATTAGAAGGAAGGTGCTACCAAACCAGTGCCTGAAATAATCGAGGCAGCGCCTGGGTAACGTCCAGCTGTAAATGCGCTAAATCCGTAAACGACAGTCTTGATTGTCAAGCTGCCTGGAGATGTTGCATCGAAACGAAGTGAGAACGGTGAGCCTGGTTGCTCCCATAGGTGCATTTCGCGTGAATCAACAAGGTAGATTTCGTCCTGGTTGGTTGCTGCGCCGTAGGTTGTGCCTACGTTTGCATCTGTGATGATTGGAAGACCAAGAAGTTGGTAACCTGAGTTTGCGTATTGTGCAACTCCTGCACCTTGTGCAACTGCGTTCATTACACCGTTAGCTGTTGGTACAACTACTGGGCGACCTGTTGAGTCTGTTGCGGCCAAAAGGAACGCAAGGCGACGTGGGTGCATAATCCAGTGAGTTGGAGTTGTGAAGACGTTGCTCTGTACTTGCTGCAAAGCGTCTGCTAGCTTTGGGTACAAGAGTGCGACTGTTGGTGTTGTCGCTGTGAATGTGATTGCGTTTCCACCTGAAGCGCGGATACCGAGCATCTGGCCGTTTGAGCCAGTACCGTTCAGAATCTGTGAGTCAAGTGTTGTGTGCCATGAACGAATGAGGTCCGCAACGACGAATGTGTCGATGCCTGTTCCTCTTTCAATCGCCTGGCGGCTGAGGTCCTGTTGTCCTGCGATTGTACGCACGTTAACAGTCAGTAGTGTGTCGTCAGCGTCAGTCTCTGAAACTGCTGTGTTCTGTGTTTCCTGAACTGCAGTCGATGTGCCAGTCGTCATTCTACTGATTTCAAGCGTCATACCACTTGGTGGCAGTGCCATCTTGTTTGTTGCGAAGTCGGCTGTTGGGCGTCCTGCGCGAGCTAGTGGAGCTGCTAATTCAGTGAGATATTGAGGTACCACAAGTCCTACGAAGTTGCCAGTTCCAACGTCACGACGCTCGACTGACTCTTCTTTCATGTGGCGAGCTAAGCGCTCGTTTGCTGAGTAGTCGTTGCGGAACTGAGCATTGAACGCGTCCTTGATGAACGAGTTCTCAGAGTCTGCTGTGTATGTGCGAGCCTCTGATACGACGCGAGCGCCGCCTACTGCTGCAGGTGTTGCAACTGCCACTACTGATGCACGTGCTTCTGCAGCCTTAATGTCTGCGTCAGCCTGTGTTTTTAACTTTTCGATTTTTGTATCGAGTGAACGTGACTCTTCTACAAGAGCGTCAACCTTCTCGGTCTCCTCTGCAGTAAGGTCGGTGCGGTTCTCTTCAGCTACTGCTTCAAGAACGGCATCCATTTCTGCCTTAACTGCATCACGGCGCTCGATTACTTTGTCAAGATATGACATTGTATTCTGCTCCTTATGAGTTTGATTCGAGGTGGTGGCGATTGTGCTCACGGCGCTTTTGGGGTGTGAGTCTCGCTCCGACTTCGGCATCTGCTAGCGATTTACCAGCAGAATCTTATTTTGTGCTGTTTACGATGGCCTTTGCAAGGCGAAGTGAAATCGAGCGCGGTGTCGCGGCTTCGATCTCGGCTGGAACCTCTTCAGGCTCTTCAGGGTCTTCAGTCATTGGTTCGTCTTGGGCGCTCATCAGAGCCGCCAACATTTCGACTGCTTCCATAACGTATTCGTGCCCCTCGGACACCTTCTCAAAGACGCTTTGCAATACGACAAGAGACTCGCCTGAGATCTCGCGACCTTCTTTGACGGCTTGAATTGCTCTTGCGAGGTGCTCGCGTGCTTCGACTGTGGTAGTCGGATAAGCTGGGTAGGTAACGACTGAAACGTCGCCGTCTGCAAGTGAAACTTCGGTCAGCGTGCGCTCCGATCTGTCAGAGTTCCACTTTTGACGAATAACGCGAAATGCGAAGCTCATCTGATCGACGTCGCCTCGTTGAATAAGGGTGTAAAGGTCTCGGGCTTCGCTAGTATCAGGCAACTCTGCATCAAAACGCAGACCGACTTCGTCCTCGGAGAGGGTAAGCGTCTCGTTCTTTGTGCGAGCCAGCGGCAAGCCTTCGTGGTTGATTAATAGGCGGACATCTGGTGTCTCGCTGAGTGTCTTGCGGAAAGCGCCAGGGGCGATGCGCTCGCTGAATGGAAGTGGGACGCTGGGGTCGTTGAAAACAGCCGCATAGCCCGACAGGCGCATAACACCGTCGTCCTCTTGGCGTGTTTCGACGTTGCGCACTGTGTAGGTGCGACGCTCGATCTTTTTCATCTTGCTCCTGTCTTCCCCGACGGATTCGCGCTGGCTAACTTCACCACCTGGCTCCATGTCCTCAGAAACTGAGACTGCAACCATTTGGTCAATCGCGCCTTGCTTTGTATCATGGCAACCGAGTGTGGTGTAGCTGCCGTCTGATTCTTCTTTAACTGTCGCCCAGCCTGAGCAGTCGCTCTGCTGGTCCGAAATGTAGTATGGCATTACTCGACCTCATAGACTGATAGTGGGTTTGCGGGGTCAATCGTTGAAACTTGTTGCAACTGACCTGTTGGCACTCCCGTGTGAGTCATCGGTGGCAACCCGACCGCTTCGAGGACCGATTTCGGCTCGAAACCAACCTG